GTACCTTCAGATACTAGACGTGCGTGTTCTTTTTCAGTGTTTTCTAACATAAGCTTCATTGCTGCAGAATCAGACGCAGTTAATGGAGCAAATTTAGAACTCTCAAGTAGTGCTTGGATATTTTCCATTTTATTTTCTCCTATTAGAAATTTTAAATTATTTATATTTTTGTTAAACTAAATGTGCCCAAACTGGCTTGGCAATTGTCTCTTCAGCAGATTCAGAAACAACTTCTTCAACTTCTGCTTCAATAGTTCCTTTCACAGACTCTTTAATTGTCTCTAACTTAATAGTGAAAGATTCATCGCGTGTAAAATCAATGATTTCAGCCAATTTCTCAAACTTTTCAGACTCAACTAATGACATGCCTTCTTTCATTTCAGCAATGATACCGGCTTTAAGTAGTTTGTCATTTTCTTCTTTAAGGTTGATGTTTTCTTCAACTAAAGTATCGTATTTAGAAACCGATTCAGCGAGTTCTTTTTCAACTTCTGTGTTGTCTTTAGCTTCAACGATTCTTGAAACTTCAACGCCACCGGCAACTAGCATAGATTCGAATGCTTCAATAATCATATCTGCTTTTTCAGATTTTACTGATTCATCCAAAGTTTCTTTAGCTTCAGTAACGAATTCTTCAACGATTCTATCTAAATATTTATCCAATGATTCAACCATCTCAGCTTGTTTCATCGCAACATACTCATCGGCTTTCTCATTCAAGAATTCGATGTGCTGCTCGGATTTTTCATTTAGAGTTTCAACTTCTTCTTCAATTCTAGATTCAGCAATTGTCATTGCTTTAATTTCTACGGCTTCATTAAACTGAGCTTCTAATGACTCTCTTAATTCGGCAGTAAAAACTTTTTCATCTAGGGATTCAAATAGTTTCTCTAGCATGTTATTACTCCTTTGTTAATTGTAATTATTTATATTTTTTAAAAATAAAATAGAAATGATCTATTACTTTTTTATTTCTTATTATTTATAATTTGTGTAAGAACGTCATTGAACTTCTGTTTAAAAGCCTTATCAATGTCTTCTTTATCGAACATTTCACAAGTTCCACTGCACTGCGACTCATTCATAGCGACAATATTTCCAAAATCATCAAACCCGAAATTCATATCTTCAATAATACCTTCATTGAGTTGGAAACTTTCAACAACACCATTCATTGACGCGTTGTAATCTGATGGTGCCGCAACAATATCATATGTTACTAATTTGAAATTTTCTACTACGCCGTTTTTAACTGAACCAACGCCACGACTAGATACTGAGATATTAACTCCGTTATCAATTAATGATTTTAATTGATTCGCTTTTGAATTGTCAAGCAGAACTGCTTCACCCATAACGTATTTATCTTTGATTTTTAATTCAGTAATTTTAGCAACAGCTTCCATTGGATCAACGGTTGTGCGCGCTGGATGTTCCCACTCCATTAGGGTGTTTATAGAACCAGAATTAAAATTTTCTTGGTATTTTGCTACTTCGGTTTCCCAAAGGCTTCTAGGGTAGATACGTCCATTTCGATTTTTTTCGCCAATGGTACTAAAAACACCCCTAATTTTATATTTCTTAGATGATGAGCCGGTTGCTTCGTTGATTTCTTCTTCAACGATAAATTCCGGTTTAGCATCAATGTCATACATCAGTTTCATAAGATTGCTCCTCAGCCGAACCAATATTTGCAAAAGATGACTTCATGTTCTGTATCTTGTCAAAATCGGTTACGTAATTTTTTACGGTCTCATGGCTAGCAAGCTTTCTATGCAGTTCAGCTTTAATTGATTTAGAAAAATCAGTGTATCTTTTCTCAATTGCGCTGTCAATTACTGTTCCATCTAAAGCCATTTTATATACCTCTTTTTATATTATTTATATTAATAAGACAAGAATTATTTCTTTCTTGCACGCTGTCTCGCTATTTTATATAATTGCTCAGCTGACACTCTACCTTTAGTAAAGGTCTCAGCTCTTAGTTTGGCTGCATTTTTTAATTCGAAGGGAGGAATGATTACGCCTTTCTTCGAAATGCGCTTATTGATATATAAGCGTATGCATGGCGCATAGCCAAATTTCTTAAGCAATGGTTTAAATTCTTCGTATGAAAATTGTAAAGGTTTGTTCTTTTCAATATTCTTCTTGTTCTTTTTAAGAATAATATCTATTAGTTGCGTCCGCATTCTCACTGGTAACCAATGAAAGTTTAAACCCAATGTGTATCCACGAGATTTGCGTAAAACTAGAACTAATGGTGTACGGTCAAATGTCTCTTCTTTGTTCTTTGCATTGTACGAATACATCAACAATGTACCCGGCTTTAAGTCAGAAACACTGAGAGCCTTTGATTTATGAAAGATCAATTCCTTCACCATTGCGATAGATTCTTTTGGTGAAAGTTCTTTTTCTTTTTTCTTAGCCATTAGGTCAACTTTATCGATAAATCCCCCGGTGAAGGGGGATTATTTCAATTAAATTATTCAGCTACGTCGTTCAACGTTGCTGCGTTACCAGCTTCAGGCGTGTTAAACTCGCCATCGCCAACTACCCAATCAGTGAATGAGAATGTAACATCAAATTCCTGAATTGTATCAGCAGTGTCGTCACCTACAGCCAATTCACCAACACCTTCAACGAATACGTTGTGGAAAGTGTATTTAGCTGTTGGGTTGCCAGCTGAATCTAACTGTTCAACCGATAGTTCACCCATTAACGCAGTAGGATTACCTGAATGAGAGTTATTCTGGAAGTGGTCTGCCGCTCTCATCCATGCAATCATATCTTTACGTAGTGCGTGATCTTCTGTATTGTAAAAAGTTAATGTCCAAGCATTTTCGTATGCAGTGTCACCAGGGATGATAAGCTTACGACCTTGATTAAAAACTTCGATTTTTCCAAGCGTCATTGCTGGGAAGTTTGCAGCTTTACAAAGTGCGTCGACATTTTGTAAATTAGAACTTGTTGCTACGGCTGCAGGAACAGAGAAGTTAACTCTGTATTTATTTGCACGAGCACCAGATCCTAAGGCACTTTTTAGCTCTGCTAGTTTATTTGCCATTGTTTTTGTCTCCTATAATAATTTTTTTAATATTTTGTGCTTTCTTTTATTTATATTAATCAAATAATGATTCAATACCATTTAGAACTTCTACACCAGTATCTCCAATAATAGCATCTGCTACTTGTCCAAGAATAGAACGGTTTTCTAAGGGAATAAACTCACTAAAAGTAAAGGTTACACTGAATTCTGATAAAGTGTTTTCATCGCCATCTTCTAGTGTAACAATGCCCAATGCGCTCGGGAATGCGTTCTGTAATTTATAGCCATAAACCTTCTCGCCTCTACCGCTGAGCTGCCAGATGTTAATGTCTGTTTGATACTTTACTGATGTTGCACCATTACCCTCGTCAATAAACCCTAAAAAGAAATCAGCGATCTGCTGAGGGTTCTCTATAGCATTTTTAACAGTATTTGCAACATCGACTGCTGATCCTATTGTGTCAAGTACATCACCCAATCCACTTTCGAAAGATCCACCAAGCAGACCTTCAGACGGTGGTTTAGTATTATCGACATTTTTCAGCCATTTATCGAATACTTGGCGAACTTGCATACTTGAGTCATCAACAATCGATACTTCATATGTTCCAACATAATCGGTTTCTCCTCTTACGTTGTATTTTCTTCCTTTATGCCAAAGTGTCGTCGTAGTAATGTTTCGTTCCGGCAATCCTGCACTTCTACATAAAATGTTTAAAGTTCTTCCCTCAATCCCTGGTACAGGAATTTCAATAAGATACTTATTTTTTCTAAGGCCTAATCCTGGCCCTAAATGTTTCTTTAAATCTGTTATAGTAAAATTAGCCATTTACTGCTCCTTAAAACCAATCATCAATACTGTCTGCCATATCATCTATGCTTAGAGTGAACTGTTTTTCTAACTCTTTTGCACTCTTAGTAATATCATCTAAAATATTTCCGTTATCAAAGAAATCTGATACAGATGATTTAACTTCACTGATTGCGCTAGATACTCCAGATTTAAATTTGTCTACTAAATCGTCAACAAAGTTTCCATTTGGTCCTTTTACAACAAATGATTGATAGTGGCTATACGCAAAAGTAACAGTGAATTCAGTAATAGTTCCAACAGATTCTGCATCTAGTGTAACAGATGATACCGCAGTTGGAAATGCATTGTACAGTACATACGTAGATGTGTCTTGTGTACCTTCAAAGTTCTTTTGATACACCATCATATTTGTTACGTAGGATCCTTCATTGCCCTTCTGCGTGTCACTCAATTTGGGAATAGATTCTTTGTAAAAATAATTGTGTTGTTGGTCAATAGATTCAATCCACGTCTCGAATACATTTTTGAGAACATGGTCTTGTGTCAAGTAAAAAGTACATTCCCATGTTTGTTCAAATTTCGTCTGCCCCTTAATAGGAATTGATCGTCCTTTGTACTTAAGGTCTATAATATCATGGCTTTTCCCAGGGAAGGACGTTGCTTTTGCCATGAATGCTAGGGCTTCTGCATCATTGTACAGATCATTATTAAAGGCAATATTTACGTCAAACTTTGAAGCTCGCGCACCATCACCGAGTATATGATCAAACTTGTTCTGAATTAATGTAGCCATGAGTACCTTCTTTTTGAATCTATATTGGTTTATTTATATAAATATTGTTAAATAATTAAGGAGATCTAAATGAAATTTGTTGATGGCTTACAGAAGGCGTATCAAAAGCGTTGGTCGTATATCAATACGTTTAGAGTTCGCTTTAATTTCGACAATACGCCAAAACTTAAGCAAGCCGCTAATTGGAATGAAAATGAAGAGGGCGAAGACATCAACCTGCACATCGTTAGCATAGACACGCCTCAATTCACGAATCAGCCAATTGAAGTATTCGTTGCTAATAAGTGGGTTATTCATAACGGGCGAGACGAATTATATCGTTTTTCTGTTACATTTAGGGACCATAATCGTATGGATCTATATAGAAAATTTGTAACAATGTATAATGTGACAAAGGATCAATATCCAGACAATGCCAAATTTGGTGTTGAGATTTACAAGGATGGCGATTATTATTCAGAAGGTGAAAAGCTTCTATTTTATTTTGACGAAACAATGATTGAAGCTGTGTCGCAATTACAATTTAATAATACAACAGAAAACCAGATTGCGGAATTTACAGTAAACTTTAAAACAACAAAACCTTACTTAAACGCGTAAATGAAAAATAATAAAGGATAGATAAATGTACGATTATACATTAACGTTAAGAGACAGAAAACTTAAATTTAGAAAATGGAAAGTAAAGGATAAAAATAAATTTCTTGAAGCTACAAGAAACAACGATAAAGCATTAATAAAAGAATCTTTGGTTTATGATTGCTTGGAAAAAAGCGATATAGCTTTATCTGAATCTGAGTTTAAGTATGTGCTAGTAAAAATTAGGCAAGCGTCTATTGGCGATACTGCAAGTTATAATTTACAGTGTAGTGGGTGTGATCAAGAATTTGTTTTTGAATCTAATTTAGACATTATCGTTAAACCTAGTTTTGAGAAATACGGCACAATAAAATATAATAATGTCTCAGTAAAAATGGGCAATATTGCTAATAAAAAATATTATGACGAAATAATTGATGCAGCAGAAACGAAAGAACAAGTCGCTTTAATGAATTTCTTAATGCATATAAAAGAATTAAATGACAGTGATGCCTTTTCGTTCGATCAGTTAATAGATTTCTTTAACGAACTTGAAATTGATACTGCTGAAGGAATTTTTAATCAGTGGGATAAAATGCAGTTCACCTTAGACATATTGCATGACGTTGAATGCCCTAATTGTGGATATTTAGAAACTTACGAGTTTGATTTTTTACCGGGTTTCTTTCCGGAAAATTGGTTCAAGGGTTAAAACATGAAGGTGAAATACGAATATAGTGGTAAAACATTTTTTATTACGCCTTATAAAACAGACATTGAAAAAGATATTTTAGTTTCAATGCATTTAGAAGCAGCGACATATGATTCTGTTTTAGATTTACTCGGCGTTGATGAAGATACGATTGATTCACTAACGACACCTGAGAAAATTGCTATGCTATACAAATATAGAGCAGTATCTGTTGGGGAAACGATTCCGTTAAAATATTCGTGTATTCACTGTAAGCATCCAAATGATGCACAAATAGAAATAGATAATATCGTTAAAAGTAGTGATATCAACGACGATAAAATAAAAGATGCGTTTAAAATACCTACACAACTAAACATCCAAGAATTTCTTAATGTTGATGTAGATGAACTAGATTTTGATGAATATGAAAATATTTTAGAAAATGTTAGAAACTGCGTAACACGATTTGATTTTATTAAAACAACTAAGTGTATTAAGTGCAGGAAAGAAAACAAAATTGATATTACACAAAATGTAATAGACAATATGAGTGAAGATTCACTTGTTAGTATGTATCAAACGTATAATGATTTAACATTCTTTGGAAAATATAGTAAACGAGATATTGATACATTGTATCCGTTTGAAAGAGCAATATTAATTGGTCTACTGAATAAAACAAGAGAGGATCTTGCTAAATGAAGCAAAACGACAAATTTAATGAAAAAATAAATTACGATACTGCAACTGACACTAAAATTCAAGAAGTTAATGAAAAATTAGTCCAGTATATGGAAAAAACTGGAGAAGATGTTGCGGCTGAGCAAATCCAGAAACTTGTTGAGAATCAATCAAAGGGTGTCGCTGAGAAGTCTAAACCAAGTCCTTACACCGAAAAAATTCTTAAGGTTAATCAGAAAATTTTAGGTGTTCTTAAAGACATTTATGAGGCGATGTATGACGAACAAGATACTAAGATACGTATGCCCGAGAGAAGTAATGGTAAAGGTTCTCTTAAAATAGTATCTGAACAAGAAACAACGAAAGAAAAGCCCGTTACTTCAAATGGTTTTGATTTTGGTTTAGATCCTACCGATTTAGTCAAAAAACGCAAAATAAGATCAGACAAAGGTACAAAAAGAACACCAAAACCTAAGACTACGCCTAAACGTGTTCCGTTAGATCAACGATCTGCAGCAGAACAAGCTAAGCGTGATGCGAAAGCTAAAAAATTAAAGGCTGAGCGTGCAGCTAAGGCAGCGCAACGTAAGGCCGCAGAAAAAGCAGCTAAGGAAGCTTCTGAACGTGCTGCTAGAGAAGCAGCCAAAAAGG